CGACCGCTCCGAAGGCGCAGAGGTACGCTGGAAACAACTTGCCGCCGAGATTAACGGCCTTATCACAACCGCATACTGCAACCGCCTGCAAGCGCGTACCATCCGAATGATACATGTTATCATGCAAAACATTGACACATTCAAAGCCGCCGCAACTGAGGTCATCGGAGACATAAACATGGGCGACCAGCTCGCGCCTATCCTCGCAGGCGCATTCATCCTCCGTCAAGATGAGCCAGCGACAATCGAACAAGCACGCGACTTTATGCGGGAAAACGACTGGAGCGAGGAAACATCCCTCGACGAGTCGAAGGACGAGCTTCGCCTGCGCGCATACATACTCGAATCCATTATTGAAGTCGAAGACCAGCACGGCCGTCACCATAAATCAATTCAGGAAATATGCGACGACGCAATTCGCGGCTCGCTCGACGCGCAAAAACGCCTCCTTCGTTTGGGCATAAAAACGCAGTCCGAGATAACTGGGGCAAAATCGCTTATCATATCCAACTCCAATACCCAGCTCGCTCGTCTGCTTCGAGATACGCCGTGGCAAACCTCATACTCAAAAATCCTTACCCGCCTCCCAAACTCGCAAAAAATCGACTCTACACGCTTCGGCGCAAATACATCCAGAGCCGTGAAAAGTCCGTTCACCTCAGCCGAACATACACCATCGGCTCTCGACATTGACCCCGACGCTCCATTCTAACTGCGCGCTCCACGCAGGGCGGCCTGACAAGCCGCAACCTCGCCCCGTAAGGCGGGGTTTTTTTATCTTTGTATGATTAACCCCGTTTTTCCTTGCATGATGACCTACAACTCCATTACCTCCACCATCGCCGCCGCAGCCGCTATCGTCGCGCTTTACCTCGTCTGGAAACAACCTAAAACCAACATCCGCGAAACAGACGAAGCATACTACTACTACGATACCACAACCGTCGTCCACCACCACAACGCGGCTCAAATCATTCGTACCATCGTCGATACCGTCCACATCCCCATCCCTCCCAACGTCGATACCGCCGCCATCCTGCGCTCGTATTTCACCCTCACCCACCACTCCGACACCATCCGCGACTCCTCCATCACTGCCATCGTGTCAGATACCATCGGGTACAATAGACTCCTTTCAAGGTCATTTTCCTATCAAATTACCCGACCGACCGTCATCCAAAAAAAGCGACCTCGGGTACTCATCGGTATCAATTCCGACCTTTTAGGCCGTGTCGAACCTACACTAAGCTATGCCCCTGACCCACGTTGGCTGATTCACCTCGGTTACTCGCCGACACAAAATTCACCAAAAATCGGCTTTTCGTATGTGCTTGTATATCAATGAACTACAAAATATGTCAACAAAATCCAAAAATTCTGTTGACATCGTTGTTGACACGCCAGCCTTAGAGCCACGCGGGTTGTAGCGATGTCAACAATGTCAACGCAAAAAAACATACATACACATACACATGATGCATGACACGGGTGTGTGTAACGATATATATATATATTTATGTTTACATATTATTATTATTATTGTAGACCACTGCTGGCGCGGGTTTCCGTGTCAACAATCGTGTCAACAAAAAATCGAAATTTTGTTGACATTTGCAAAACGCATTGAAAATCAAGGACTTTCATGTCAACAAAACCGAAAACCGAAAAAAACGTATATTTGCAGACCATGAGCGCGACCTCCCGATTGAAAAAACATGACATGACACCTGACATGACAGAGGTGTTTCGGGATTTTATCGCCCAGTACACCACAATCGAGACCGATTTAGTAAATTTCACAAAAACCCGCCAAATTTCGACGATTGAGTTAAAAAGGTACATAGATACCAACGAAGCAATAAAAGCCGAATTTGAGGCCGCAAATGAAATTCAGGCGGATATTTTGGTCGCCGCTGCCACCCGCATAGCAGATGAGCAGATGAATGAGCGGCCTGACTTGTTTACGGGGAGGATGCCAAAGGGTGACGCTAACAGGGCGCGATTGCAGATTGAGGTGAGGTTGAAACGTGCCGCGGCGTTATGCCCGTGGAAATACGGCAACAAGGAGCGCACGACGGCGACGCAGATTTCGGAGAGGCCGCAAATGCGTCTGCCTGATGGAACTATGATTGAGATTTGATGACAAGTATCGACTGGAGCATAAACCCAAAGCAACAGCAGTTTCTCACCGAGACGCTGATGTCATGCGCGGGAAACCGCGAGCATCGCATCATGGCATACGGCGGTGCTATCCGTGGAGGTAAGACGTTCTGCATAGCGGGGTTGTTGCTGATATTGTGCCGTATGTACCCGCGCAGTAAATGGGTAGTCGTAAGGACTGATTTCACGACATTGGAAGCGACGACTATTCCGACGTTTGAGAAACTCACGCAGGGGTCTGAGAACTACAAATGGAATCGAAATAAGGGGAACTATCACCTGACGAACATGGCGACGGGTGCTAAGATTTTTTTTTACGGCGAGAACATCGACCGCGACCCGAAGCTCGATGCGTACCTCGGTCTCGAATGTAACGGCTTTTTTCTTGAGCAGGCCGAGGAACTCAGCGACACGATGTTTCAAATGGCGATGCAGCGGGCTGGCTCGCATTACGTCGACCCGATGCCTCCAGCGTTTGTTTTTCTGACGTTTAACCCAACGCAGAAATGGCCTAAGCAGGTGTTTTTTGAGCCTGATGAGTTGCCAAATGGATATTACTACTTGAACGCATTGCCGTCGGATAACCCGATGGTGACGGCCGACCAGTGGTCCAGCTGGATGAGAATGGATGAGCGGTTGAGGAGGCAGTTTGTGGAGGGTGACTGGTCGAATTTTGACCTCGATGGAAACCGCTGGGCGTATGCGTTTGACGAGCATAAACACGTTGTCGCGGATATGGCGAGGCCGCGCGGTGAGGTGTTTTTGAGTTTTGACTTTAACCGCAACCCGATGAGTTGCATCGTGTTCACTACCGACCGCGTGGGCATGTTGCATGTTTACGAGAGCATCAAGCTAGCGCAGTCGAATGTTTACGACATGTGCGACTATGTGCTAGCGCAATATCCTGATGCTATGTTTCACGTCACGGGCGATGCGTCGGGAAATTCGGGTAGCGCGATGGTGAAGGATAACCTGACGTATTACAAGATTATCCGCGAGCGGCTCGGCCTTGGAAGGTATCAGATGAATGTGCCTACGGTCAACCCGTCGCTCGAGAAAAACCGCGCGCATGTTAATGGGTGTCTGAGCCGTGCTGACGTAAAGTTTTTCGCGCCAAAGACAAAGCCGCTGGTGTTCGACTTAAACAACGCGAGCGTGCGACCTGACGGCACGCTGGTGAAGGGAGACAGAAACAAGATAGAGCAGCAGTTGGACTTATTAGATTGTTTTCGGTATGCGTGTAACACATTTTTGCCTAAGTTTGCAATCGTATGATTTCAGTAATAATTCCAACAATGTGGCGGTCACATCGCACGGTCGACATGCTCGAGCGATATTCTGACTGCGAGCTGGTAAGCGAGATAATCGTTATCAGCAACGCGCCTGATGCACCCCCTTCGATACCGAAGGTTAAGCTCATCACGCCGAGCGAGAATTTATTCGTGAATCCTTCGTGGAATCTCGGATATGCAATAAGCGAGGGTGAGTTTTTATGTATTGCAAACGACGACATCACGTTTGACGTTCAGCGCGTGTTTAAGGAGGTCGAGCTTGTCGCGCATGTCGACCCTTATGCGATAATTGGCGCGGGTGGCAGTGCTGGCTATGTGAAGGAGTGCAAGACGCGTCCGCATGGATGGGGTTGTTTTATGTTCATGCACCGCAACGCATACAGCATGATACCGAATGACTTGAAAATTAGTTTTGGCGACGACTGGTTATTTGATTCCACAGAGGCGCGATATGCTGCGCCGATGCGCTGGTTTGAAACCGAAATGAGTACAACGAGCCGCGAGCCGTGGGCGATAGAGCAGGCAGAGCGCGACGCAACGACGTGGAGGTACTATGCACCCTGAGCAGTGTTTTTTTGTTGACGTGGTAAAAACCGCATTTCCTGAGTATTTTGTCGGCACTCGGGTGTTGGATATTGGTAGCCTCGACATAAATGGAAATAACAGGCAGTTTTTCACGAATTGCGACTATACGGGCATCGACATCGGAGCGGGTAAAAACGTCGATGTTGTTGCACGCGGCCACGAGTATATCGCGGACGAGCCGTTTGATGTTGTTATTTCGACTGAGTGTTTTGAGCATGACGAGTTTTGGCGTGAGACGTTTCGCGCCGTCATACATCGGCATTTGAAGGCTGGCGGATTGTTTGTGTTCACTTGCGCGACAACGGGCAGGCCTGAGCATGGCACGCGACGCACAAGTCCAGCGGATGCGCCGTTTGTGGGTGACTATTACCGCAATTTGACCGAGAAGGACTTCACATCATTATACACATTTGATACAATTTTCAAGGCATACAATTTTCAGACGCGCGTATCGCCTGCGGACTTGTACTTTTGGGGAATAAAACACTAAGAAATGGCATGTCCTAACCCTTATATCAGGCCGATAGGCGCGTGCGCCGCGACGATAACGCTATCACTCGGCCTCGAGGCTGAGACGGAATATATGTTTGTGTATCAGTTCAAAGGCGGCAACAAGTACGCGGCGGGGTACACTACCGACATCGACGGCGATGTTGTGCTTACGCAGAACGAAGACATTGAAGGTTTTTGGAGCTACGGCGACGAGCTGGTGACGTTTCAGGTGTTCCCCGGGAATGCGTGCGACCCATTGATTTTCAACATCTGCAATGTTGAGTATGATACGCTCGGGTTTGAGTTTCAGGGCGTGACCTCCACGTTGCCGAATGTATTCACATGTGAATGTGCTGAGATATGACGTTATTGTTTTTCAACGCGTTGTGGATAATCGGCATCAGCACGTTGCTAACGTGGGAGCATAGCGTTTTTCAGGTTCTGCGAGAGCGCGCCGAGTACCCGATGTGGGCGAAGCCGTTGTTTGCGTGCTGGCCGTGCATGAGTAGCGTACATGGTATTCCAGTTGCGTTGTGGGCGTATGGTATGAGTCCGATGGTGATTGTGCATGTTATATGCTTGCATGGGTTAATGGCGTGCTTATCGGTAATTATATCGCGTTATGACGCATGAGTTTTTGTTGAGCAAGGGTTATTTATATTTGGGCGAGAGTTGCGGGTGCAACGGCAAGCCTAAGGCGAAACGATACGTCAAAGACCGCACTACGGTGCGCGTGTTGACATCACAGAATAGGTATTATTTGGAGAGCGATAGAATAAAAAAAAACATTGATGAGATATACACTGACACAGCGATTTAAGGAGGCATTCAGGGCATTCACCACGCAGCCGATTATCACTAAGGGAACGTTTAGCCTGAAATATGCGTTCACCTGCGGCGGCGAGAAGTATTACGAGTTCAGCGACTACAACAACCTCCCGTATCAGCGGGGCATGGAGGCGTTGACGTTTTTTCAAGAATTGCAAAACGGCGTAGACAAAAAATATCTGCATGCGCACGTCGAGGCGATTGAGAAAATATTAAGCGACCCGAAGAAAATCAACGTCGGGCAGTTGAGCGTGTTGAATTATCGGTTGAAGGACAGGCTTAACTATGTTATAAGCAAGAACGTGATATTCAACTGCGCCAGCGTAGTTTTCATCACGAAGGACGAAGACCCGTTGCACTATGACTATGCGTACAACCAGCGCAAGATTGAGGCGTGGAAAAAGGATGCTGATGCGAGTTTTTTTTTGTCAGAACCACTCGGCAGATTGATTCCGTTTTTGAGGGAATCAGGCGCAAGTTCCCTGATTTATTTGAAGGCGGTGGACGAAATCGAGAAGCTACACCTGAAAGCAGCCGAACTGCAAACGTTGTCGAAGGAATTGAGCAGCGAGAGCGACTGAAAAAAGTAGTTATTGACTACATGGGGGCGAAATATAACGAAAATACTCTATCTTTGTATGAGTTTTTCTTTTGGGCGAATGAGGCGCGACGACATGCCGCGCAACAACGCCGACAACAACAACCTGAACGCCGCTAATTTTATGGCGTGGAGACAGTAATAATAAAATTTGTTGCCGACACTGACGGCCTGCAACCAGCCATAAAGCAGTTGGAGGCTATTGGTAAGATAACTGCTGAGGACGCGGCGCGCATCGAGAAATTGAATGCGGAGCAAAAGGAATACATTCAGACGGTAAACCAGACGACGACGGCCTTCGGTCAGTTGTCGGAGGAGGCTAAGGATGTTGCCGCGACGATTAACGCTCAGGTGTTGCAGGGTGTTGCCGATGCCATGGCCGAGATGGGGGAGGAGGCGCAAAAGGGAGCAGGAAAGTTCAAGTCATTGAAGGCCGAGCTACGCGAGTTAAAGGCGCAGATAGCGTCGGGGTCTCTCGGTGCTAAGGAGATGCGCGAGGCGACGAAGCGCGCTGCTGAGTTACAGGACACAATCGGAGATGTCAGTGAGAAGGTACGCGGGCTGGCGAGTGATACGAAGTACATTGATAGTGCGGTGACTGCGATACGAGGACTTGCCGCTGCGGGTGCTATTGCGCAGGGGAGCATGGCGTTGTTGGGTAGTGAGAACGAGGACTTGCAGAAGACCATGATGAAGGTACAGGCGGCGACGGCGGTGCTGATGGGAGTGCAGGAGGTGGCGACAATAGTAACGGGGCAGAGTGCTTTGAAGACGTTGTTTTTAGACACGGCGCAGAAGGCGGCTGCGGTATCAAGTAAGGCGTTAGGCCTTACGATAACGACGAGCATGGCAGCGGCGACGATGGGGTTGTCGTTGGTGATAGGTGCGATAGCGGTATTGTCGAGCGATTTATTGTCAGCAAACGAGGAGGTAAAAAAGAATTTTGAGGAGACGGATAAGATATTAGCTGACGTTGAAGAAAAGCGGATAAAACGCTTAAAAAAGGGCAGAGAGCAGGAAATTGCGTTGGCTGAGTTAGACTTAAAACGAGAAAAGGAGCGTCTTAATAAGATGGCCTCTGAGAAATTAATTACTGAGGATGCCTATTCTCAGGCTTATGTCGAGTTACAATTTGCGCATCGTGAAAAGCTTGCTGAGATTGACAAAAAGTACAATGATGAGGAGGCGAAACGAAATCAGACGCATTTATCAAAACTCAGAGCAGACCGCAAAAAGGCTGATGCCGATGCTGAGGAGGATGCAAGGCGCAGGCAGGATTTGAAAAAGAAGGCATTAGAGCATGAATTAAGAGACCAGCTCGCGGCATTGAAACTCGAGGTATTAGGCAGAAATCAGACGAATGATGAGATGGCCGCTTTGATTGCGGATAACTTCGACAAACAGACGTTACTGATGAAGCAGCAGCTTGAACTTCGCGAGGACTTAACGTTTCAGGAATTGGAACTTGAAAAGGCAAAACTTGACGAGGAGGCAAAAATGTACCGCGCAAACCTTGCGGCAAAAGTTTTGGCGGCGAAAGAAACAAACGATGAGATAGATAAGAGCAACAAAGAAACTGCGAAAAAGGAAATAAATTACGCGAAAGAATACGCCGATATTGCTGCCAGCATCGCTACAACGATAACGAATTTCAATAACGAAATGGTGCAACGTCGCCTCGATGCTGAGTTAGGTCTATTATCTGAGCAAAAAGACGCCACGTTGCGCAACACTGAGCTAACAGAGGCGCAGCGAATCAAGATTGAGGAGCGTTACCGCCAGCAGGAAAAACGCATCAAGGAGCAAGCATTCAAGCAGCAGAAACAAGCCGACGTGATACAGGCGACCATTAACACGGCGTTAGCGGTATCGCGTGCTTTGGCAACGCCTCCATCGCCGAATGTCGCGGCAGCAGTTGCGGCGGGTGTCGCGGGCGGTGCGCAGATAGCACTAATAGCATCGCAGCCAGTACCGAGGTTTGCGACGGGAACGGAGATGTTTAACACCACCGGCACGGGAACTAGCGACAGCGGCCTCGCGTGGCTGTCGAATGGTGAGCGCGTTGTTCCAGCGTCGATAAACGCGGAGTACTGGGGCGCACTGAGCGCGATACATAACCGCAAGGTGTCGCCGAGATTAGCAAATCAAGTCATTGAGGAGTTAAGCCACGGACGCGGCGAGGCTGGTTTTTCGTTTGACTATGACCGCTTAGGGCGTGTTGTGAGCGGTAAGCAGGGCAGCAAGGTTGTGATCAACCTCGACGAGCGCGGGTTTACAAAACATGTCATGCGCGAGAATAGCCGCATTACATATCTGAACAAAAAAATGAGGCTTAACGCATGATATATCGGTGGGCGATAATTGACCGCAACGGCGTTGAAACGTCGATTCCTGAGCCAGTGAACGGCGATAGCGTGAGCGTGAGTTTCACGCGAAACATGACATCGCACGGCATCATAACGTCGATAAACACAGGCTCGCTGGCGTATTACGAGGATGCTTACGACTTGTTGAAGGCCGAATATGATGCGCATGGTGCGGACGGGCGCATGGAGTTGAAAATCGAATATATCTGTGATGGTGCGGTGTATGATTTTTTCAGGGGTAAGTTCGATTTTAATACCTATAAGCGCGAATGCGGTGACCTATGCGTGATAAACTGCGATGTAATAAATCAGCGTTGCAGCGATATATTTATGACGCGTCTCGAACAGGACGTTAATATCGACGCGGTGTTCGACATGGATGGAAACGCGATAACGCCGATAGTGAGTGATGATGTTGTGCTTGATGGGCAGGATATACCGCTGACAAATTTGGCGGTGAATGACACGGGCGCGGATAGAAACTATTTGAATTTGCCGTCTACATTAACTGGAACGAAATACTGGTACATGCCAGTGTATTTGCCGAAGTTAGTGTTAAACGAGTTCAATGATTTCGCGATGAATGCGAATCCTGCGGATGTGGTAAACACGCCAAACAACGATGCAATAGACTTTAACATATATGATGAATACTTGCAATATGGGCAGTTTCTAAATATATGGGAAAACACGCAAGACCCGTTGAATTGCGTTGACACTGACGCGACGATAAATTATCGCGTAAAGGGTGTTTTTAGTACGTTGGCAGGATTTGACGGCACATTAACGACACGTTTGATATTAGCAAAATATGATTTGGAGACACGCACGTTAGCGTCCATTGATGCTCAGGATATTGGTGTCAACGCTCGTGCAATAACGCAAAATGTTCAAGACAATGCTGCATTCGACATTTCATATTCAAACACTCCAGCGTACAAACCCGAATCTGAGGTTTTGGTGTTTTATATCCTTGTTATTTTTTTCAAAACAACGGCATCGGGAGGGGTTGACTTAGTAAGCTACGGCGTAAACTATGACCCAGTCACATCATTCCGCATGGACTTAATTTCTCAGTGCGACGCGACGGAGACAAAATCATATCGCCTCGACAGAGTTTATGAATGGCTAAACAAGCCGTATGTCGGTGAGGACTGCTTCGACGTTCAAGTCACGGCAGACACGACAACATCATGCTTTGATAATTACCACTTAACGAATGGCCTGAACATACGTCGAGTGAACGAGCCGAACCCGCCTCAGTTGTTTTTGAATTGGAATCAGTTGTTCAAGGCCACGCGCTGCATGTTCAATCATGGATGGGGATTTACTGCGAATGAGACTACCTTGCTTGTCGGCGATGTGGAGACGTTCTATCAAGGTGCTGACGTTATCAATTTAGGCAGCATAAGGAATGTTCAATTCACGACGGCAAAAGATTTGATTTACGGCGTTATTGATATAGGGTACAACAAGTGGGAGGCCGAAGAGTACACAGGACTTGACGAGATGAACACGGCGCGCCAGTATCGCCGCAACGTGCAAAATTCTCAGGTTATCTTAGACCTCATGTGCGACATCATTACTGCGGGTTACACGATAGAGATAACGAGGCGCAAAAATCAGGCTAAGACGGGAACGTCTGACTGGCGTTATGACAACGATTTGTTTTTGATTAACACTATCCTGCAAAACGGCGATTATCATGCCGTGCGCGGTGTCGATTCGGGCGCGTTGAATATCCTATCGCCAGCGACGAGGATGAACTATCGCCTCACGCCAGCGCGCATGATGTTGAACTGGTTTAAGTCGGTGAGCGCGGCACGTCCGACATGGCAGAGCGAGACGATAGATTTCAGCTCAGGCACGGGAAACTATCGCGCTAAGGGCAAGATGAACGGATGCTCACCCGAGTCAGTTGCGATATTTGAAGACCAGTCGTTTGATAAGGACGACATCGTGACTGGGCAGGCAGAGCCGATTTGGGAGACTATTATCGCGTCGTTTGATGCACCTATGACGATGGTGCAATACGAGGCATTACTGGCGAATCCATACGGGCGCGTGGCGTTTTCGTGTGGCGCGACAAATTACGAAGGGTGGATTGTCACTCTCGAACTACGTCCGAAGGATGGCCTTGCGGATGTTAAACTATTGATTGCAAGATGAGTTTTTCGACTGGTGTGGCGAATAGCTTTGTGACGTTTCAGCCACTAACATACGTCACGGATAACGGATGCGTGAATCAGCCTTTGTTTTGCTATCCGATACGTTTTAGCAGTGACTTAGCATTTCAGGTAAACGTGCCGATGCCGTCAGTGATACCGCTAGACCCTGCGGTGGATATGATTTTTAAGACCATCAGCAACGGCGTTGAAACCGTTGTCGATGATGTTGTCGTGACGGGTGCGGTGACATCGGACGGGAGCTATGGTTTATTCTGCGATTTTTCGCTGAGTAATCTGACAAACAAGTTTAATGACGGGGAGTGTTTCACGCTATGGATGAGGACTGATTTCGATAGCAAACCCGACATCTATCTGTCGAATGAATGTTTTACAAAGATTGTCGATGTGTGTTTCACGGCTAAGTTATTGTATTCAAATAACGAGGACGCGTTTGGGTTTATGTACCCGACGGGATGGAGGAACAAAATAAGGCTTCCGTTATATTTCAAAAACCCTGTTATCAATACTGAGCAGGATGTATATGTGCGAAGTGACGGCACGCGGCAGAAACTTTTTGCACGACTTAGCCGACAATATCAGGTTATTACCGATGTAATGAATGAAAAAGCACACGAAAACCTCGTTGTCGCATTGAATCACGACGAGGTATTGTTTGAGGATGTGAAGCCGAATGACACTATCGAGGTGACATTTGAAAACGAATACAGCAACCAGTTTCCGAGCATGATGTTACCAGTGTCCGAATGGCCTGCGGAGTTCATTGTGTACGAAACACCATTTGACGAACTAAATTCTAATTGCCGATGACGGGGATATTATTGATAGCGGTAGGACATGCCAATTACGCTAAAATGGCAAGCACGTTGGCGTGTTCCATCCGTGCGAATGGCATCGACTTGCCTATTGCGTTGGTGCATGACGCAAATACCTACGCGCATATCACGGACGAATACAAGACGTTTTTTACGAAGTTTATTAGCATACCGACTGAATGTATCACTCAGGGGGAGAACGTCTGTTATATCAAGGCAAAAAGCCACATGTACGACCTCAGCCCGTATGACACAACGTTGTTTCTTGATGTTGACATCGTGCTGACGAACAACGGCATGTTTAAACAGTGGCTAGACGAGCTTGAAAATGTCGATTTTGCGATTAAAAATTCGGGCATGCAGACGTTTAAGGATGCTCCCGAAGGTCATCAACAGTGGGCGGTACTTAGCGAGGTGCAAACGGCATACAATTTACCCGATGACGCTATCGTCTGGAATGTGCATTCTGAGTTCATTTGGTGGGTGAAAAACCCCGAAAACCGCGTTTTATTTGATGCTTTTCGTGATAATTTCACGAATTTAGCAGTTACGCCAGTTGAGTTTGGCGGATGTATTCCCGATGAATTACCTTTGTGGATTGCTATGGCACAACATAAGCGTAAGCCTCACATGACACCATATCTGCCCACATATTGGCCGTTTGACAACAAGCAACGCCTGCGCCTGCGCGACCTCACCGAGTACGCGGGTATCAGCATTGGCGGTGCGGTGATTAACGAGGTGCAAAAAAACAATTACGATTTATTGGCAACGATTCATGGCAAGCGCATGAACGTGCGACACGTTTACAAATGTGAAAACAAAAAGAGGTGGGAGAAAACCCGCCATACAATTTGATGGAATACCTTGCCACGGCGGAACTCATTCAAGAGCTGCGCCACAAAAACGAAAAACCCGAGGGCTTTGAAGAGTACACTAACTTCGGATATTATGCCAATGACGACTATCCTGCGGAGCTGATTGACAAGCAACGGCCAAACGAGCATGAGGTTGTCAGACGCTACCGCCGCGAGACATACCAGCCAGTGTTTTGCGAGATTTTTGAGCGCATTTTAAACTCATTGCAGAAAATTCAGCGCGCCGATGGATATGTCGCTAAGTTCCCGCCAAACGAAGACGCACGCATCGCCGAAGACGAGACGCTCGAGTATTACCTGACGCATAATTTTGGCACTCAAAAAAGCCTGATGCGCTGGTGTTTCAATGTTGCGTTGAAACAATATGTAATTGGTGCAAATTCTCAGTGTGTGGTATGGGCGCGTGAGCCTGAGTCGCCGACCGAATATCGTAAGCCGTATGCCATGATAATACCGACCGATAAGATAATGAAGGTTATTGACGGGGAGTTGTTGGTATGGGCGGAGGATAGCTTGTTTGAATACTCGGAGACCTACGAAAGATATGTCCGCGAGCCGCAGAAGGAGTTTTATTCGATTGACCGCGTGCGCTGGGCGAAGTGGCGCGTAGGTAAATACAATAAGGTCGAGCTGGTGGAGGAGAAGCCGATGACGCTGGATGTAGTGCCGTTTTTTGCGCTCGGCGGTGTCATTGAGGAGGAGGAATGGGATGAAGGATATATCGAATATCAGTCGCGTTTTAAGGGCATTTTGCCATGGCTTAACGTGGCAACGGTTGAGTTTTCAGACTTGCGTGCTGAGATTACCATGCATCAAAATTCCACGATGTGGATATACGAAGACCAGCAGTGTCCTTCGTGCTATGGCAGTGGATATGTGACGCGCGATAATCAGAAAGTAAAATGCACGAATAGCGGATGCGTAAACGGCCACATACCGACGAGTCCTTTCGACATCATTCGCATACGTCCTGCGAAGGAGAACATGGGTGAGACGGCAGCACCAACGCCGCCAGCGGGATATGTTCAAAAGCAGACCGAGATAGCTAAATTGCAGGCCGACCGCATCGAGGGTTATCGTTACAAGGCTCTCGCGGCGGTGAACATGCAGTTTTTAGATGTTGCGCCGAGCGCGCAGAGCGGCGTTGCGAAGGCATACGACAGAGACGAGACGAACAACACGTTCTACGGCGTTGCGACGGACATCGCGCGCATATACGAGGGTATTGCAGACCTTTGCGCACGCTGGAGATATACCGACATGGGCGCGGATATTGAGGCGATGTTGCCGAAGGTACTCATCCCGAATACGTTTGACGTTGTCGGCTCGGGGTATCTCGTGGAGGAGATGAAAATCGCGAAAGAGTCGGGCATCAATGATGCTGTGCTTGCGCAGATTGAGAAGGAGTTAATCAGAAAGAGGTTTGCCGACCAGCCGATGTTACAGAAACAGCTTTTCGACGCTTACGATTTAGACCCTATGAGCGGCATGACGGAGGACGAAAAGGCGTTGCGCGTATCGAATCGCGGCGCGTCGAAGCAGGACTACATCATAAGCAGTTACATTACCGATTTTGTGAGGCGTGCGTATGAGACGGAGGCGAATTTTGGTGAACGTAGCAGCGAGGAAAAACTCGCAGTATTGAGGAGGTTTGCGGATGAGAAGATGCGTGCGGTGAGTGCTGCGGCAGCGATTGACATTCGTAACGATAACGGCGACGGCGATAACGACAACGCATGACGGGCGACAAGGAGTTAAACGCGACGCTCGACGCGATAGACCGCGGCATCATAGATTTTCAGGACGGCATTCCCGAGATACAACGCCGCATCTATGAGCGTCTGATATTGCTACAAAAAGAACTGCAAATTCAGGGCGGCACGATAACGAACTCGGCAAAAAATATCCGTCTGCTGAGTCGCATTAAGGCTG